ACCGTATGTTCTAGAGACGGCATCGTATCAAAGAATTCTTTGATTTTGTTCATGCTATCCATAGGTAGGCTGTTAACGAATTCTTCAAGATCTTTTTCTGTAAAATCAGTGTATACTGTCTCGCTGTCATAGATCTTATCGATACACTTGAACAACATATCAAACACAGCATCTTCTTTGTTATTTGAGTCATCGAGCAATCTGACTTCATCTAGAGTCGGATATCTCATCGCCAATCCTACATCATCATGGATGATGAATTTGCTCTTATGCTCTGGATTGTTTTTGATCTCGATGTTGTCTAGATTAACTTTGAACTTGATGACTTCTTCGGTGTCAGGATCTTTGTATTCGAGATCCACGACTTCACCTATCGATTTTGAACGAAGCTTAACGAACAGATATTCAACATCAAATGTTGCTAGCTTATCTACATCTACCGATTCGATGATGCAGTTCTTAATGATCTGCTTGACTGCAGCGATCACATCTTCAGTCTTCTCTGAAGATTTTGCCATCAGAAGGATCTTTTCTTCTTGCACAGTGAATGGTTTGATATTAATGCTCTGCTGAGTAGAAGGTATTGTCACAGAGTATGTTGGGTGTTTGAGCTTAGGTAATGCCATAATATAGGTATCCTTATGTTAAAAATTAATGCCGTCACGGATACGGCTGCCTTTATAGATCAATTTTTCTGTTATCTTATTCAACTGTTCATCGATATAATTGCTTCTTCCTGTCAAAGCAGTTGTTCTAGTCAGTGAATTTCTATCGGCAACACCTTGATCTAATGTGGTTGATGTCCAGTTAGTATATGCAAAAGTCACCGGAATTTTTAAGATCTGATCTTGCATGTTCCAATCGACCTGGATGTCTCCGATTGATATAGGATATGCTTCGAGCAATTGATATTTTACAATCGTGTTATCTGCTTGTTTTGTAGTGTTTATCTCATTCATATGGATAATCTCTACAATACCGTAATATTCGCTAGGATATTGGAAAGAATTCAATGGCAACCCTTTGACTGTCCCGTTAGGATTTGCTGCATCATTGAAGGAAAATACTGATTGCATCCATGCATGAAAATATTTAAATACTGATCCGTCTGCATCGCTATAGAATGTCAAAGGGACATCTTGAAATATCGTAGCATACGGACGCTTCTCGACGTTGCCGTAGCCTGACATCCTGATCTCATCTGTCTGATATCCCAGGCCCGGAAGATAAGCGCTGTCACAAAGAAATGTGAGATTCTGTGCGCCTCCTGCTACTGGAGGCGCTCTATCATCACGGCTGCTTCCCGCGCTTCGGGTGATAGTCACCATGAACTTAGATGCTTTGGATAACCCACCTACTGAATTGACTGCAGAGAGCATTTCATTGATACTAAACGCCATTTATGATATCTTTCGACTCTTTGTAAACATAATTCTTAGATTTCTTCGCGAATCTCTCTAGCGGCAAGAACATTGCAATGTCCCATTCATTAGCGGGTATCTGTAAAAATCTGCTCCTGACATGGCTGTGCAAATATCGTTTCACACATGGTTTGAAATATTTATAACGAGAAGCAGCATTTAATAGCTTATATGAAGCCCTTATCCTTGTTGACTCGTTGTATTTTTCATTATTTAACAGATCATAGAGATAATCTAGCAATCTCGCCCTGTATACGTGAGGAAGGTAATGCAGGTTCATCGCAAGGAAGCTGTCACCTTGATCTTCGAAAGGAAATATCAAAGGGAACCGATCATAGTATGGGAGATCTTCTTTATGTTTAGGATCGTATTGGAACAGATACATGAATCCTGGACGAACGAAGTTCTTGTTGTATTGCGGATTCCTGTTGACTAGCGTCTCTACTCTTACAGATCGAACTTCTCTTGCTTTGTCTCTGAACCAATCTCTGACGTTAGGAGCTCCTGGCTTAAATACGGAAGTTGCTCCTATGCTAGTTTTACCTTGCTCAAGAATCTTTGTAAAAATAGGCATTATCTCTTATCCAATCCTAGATCTTTTTCTGTTAGTATCTTAAACTGCCATTTCCTATCGAGACAGAACTGTTCAGCAGCTTTCCATTTAGCGCTATTGACGCCATAAGTAGTCACTTCATTGATATATCTTCTAGTTATCTTCTGTTGCTTGACCGGTTCTTTGCATTGAGCATAGGGTTTAATCTCTATTATCATTGTATTTATCGAGCCGTCCTTGACAGCTGTCTTTACCCAGAAATCAGGAAAATACCTATGGATCTTGTTGTCCATGGGGCTAACATAGGGGATAATTATCTCTTCTGATGACCATTGGATTACGCCCGGATGAGAATCAAGATGTCTCATGAACCTCAATTCCCACAAGCTCCTATAAACGATGTTTGTAGGATTTCCTTTATATTTTTCAGGAAACTTGGGTCTAAATTTACCTTTATACGACATGCCATATTACCATTATAAATATACGATATATTTATAGGAGTTTATATCGAGCATGTCTGTCGTCACTCAATTTGCATTTCCTCAAGAAGTGCCAGAATTCTATACCAGGATGTCGTTGAGAAAGTATGAAAGGCCAAAGCCCGGATCTACTTTGACACCTACGTTTCGAACATATATACGATTGCCCATTCCTCAGCAATTGATAGATTCTTTTAATATAACTGTCAGTGGAAATAACATGGATCTGTTAGGAAATTTTCAACAATCCGCACAGATGCAGGCTGCTGGTATAACATTGGCTGATAAATTTAACGCTGAAACACAAGGTTCAAATGCAGCAGGCTCAATCATGAGCATGGTTGGCATGGTTGCAGCTCTGACGCCGGGCATATCAGATAGCAATCTCGCGAGATTTTCACAATCACAGCTGGGTGTAGTACGAAATCCCCACTTGACGACTATATTCGAAGGTGTCGCATTAAAGACATACCAATTCACATGGAAACTCTCTCCTAAATCTGAATCTGAAGCACGGATGATGAATAGTATGATAGATTACGTCAAAGCATTCATGCATCCAGAAATAATAGAAGGCGGGTTTGCTTTAGATTATCCGTATCTTGCTACTGTTGAATTTGTGACAGGATCTAGCAGTGCTAACCTACCTAATGTATCAGATTCATTCATAACAGGTCTATCTATCAATAGCATGGGTGGAGGAACACCTGCATTCTATAGAGATGGAAATCCAGTCATCATAGAAATCAGCATGACTTTTCAAGAGATCGATATCAAGACAAGAGGAAATTTTGCCGCCGGAAAGACAGGAAATCCTTCTCGACCTCTTGATATAACAACAGGACTGCCTCCGGTAAGTTACTCGGGCCCGGGTTCATCGTGAGACCTTTACGAATTTTAAAACAGAGAGCTTAAATGTCATTAGCTAATTATTATCCTTTTGTAACTTATAATAATCTAAAAGCGATCAATCTGCTCGTAGAGGCAGAAGTCGTTAAAAGATATCTAGAAGATTATAGATTATTCTATACATACATCATAAAGAATGGCGAACGTCCGGATACGCTTGCCTATGATGCATACGGAGATTCCACTCTTGATTGGGTAATATTCCTCACGAACGGAATCATTGATCCTTATAAGGATTGGATACTAGATGAAAAACAATTGATATCATATCTAGAGAAAAAATATAATACTGCAGTAGAAAAATTGACGACTACTACTATAGCAAGTTCTATCGCATATTACTATTACAAAGGGATCGCCAGTGATAGCCCGGAGACAATCGCTTCATATAATTATAACATGACACCGGCGACTTATTCTAAGCTAGGCAGTCCTGCAGGTTGGATCGCTAAGAGCGTATGGGATTATGAGAATGAGATCAATGAATCTAAGAGAGAAATCAAGCTGATGCGGAACGAATTCGTTTCGGATTTCAAACAACAAGTAAAAGATATATTTAATAATGGCTAATCTCAATCCTTTAAATATAACAGTATCCGATATTGAAATAGAAAAATTCAATAAAAGGGATAAGATGAGTCTGCTGCCTCAGTTCATGGAATTGACCATATATCAATCTATGTTTGAGCCTACTATAAAAGGCGAGATGCTTATCAATGATCCTATCGGACTGTTCGTCAATTATCCTTTCACGGGTGAAGAGCTAATAATAGTGACATATGATCAGGTCAACACTGGTAGCAGCGATACATCCGCCTCCGCGGGAAGCTATTTTCAAGACGTTAGCCCAAATAAGACCAACCAATTAAAATTCATAATAAAAGGTGTCCGTGATATCATCATCGGCGATAGAGCAAGATCGCTGATGTATATCGTTGATCTTGCAAGCCCTCAATTGCTTCAGAACATGAGAAAATACGTATCTCATGCTTTTAATGATCTAGTCGAAGACATGGCAGAGAAAGTATATGATGAGTATATCGCAGATGAGACGACCAAACAATATAAAATACCTAGGAAACCTTTTGTCAAGGAGACATCAGTCAAGGTACGTAATATGGTTGTTCCCAACATAAGGCCTTTCCATGCTATAAGCTGGCTAGCAAAACATGCTGTCGCAAAAGAAAACGATAGGCATTTCCTATATCTATTCTTCGAAGATCTAAAGCAATTTAACTTCATCACGATGCAGCAGATCATAGAAGATGCTTTAAAGATAAAAGACACGTTGAAGAAAAACAAATATAGGTATATCTCAGATATTGCTAACTTATCTAAATCAGTGACAGGAGATTCTAATCAAGATCTCCGCGTCATCACTAACATCGTAAATAATAAGAGGTTCTCTTCTTTAGAAAAGATACCGGGAGGATACTATCAGAATGAATTGTTTGAGATCAATATGTTACAGAAAGCATATGCAAGCACTCCTACAGAATTAAATGAATCTAACTTATATGATGCTAACATTCCTACATTAGCACCTTCTACTTTAAATACTCCTGATTACATCAAGTATGTAAAGAATGAGAAGATAGAAAAAGAATACTCAAACCGGGTCCGTTATATAATAAACAATTTTCCTGATGCTGATGGTCAAGGTATGGATCAACCTACCTATAGACGTAAGTTTGGAAATGTGGCTAAATACATGAATGCTATGAACCAGATCGATCTGACAATCACCGTTCCAGCAAACATGGATCTAAGAGCAGGTCAAGTGATATACTGTGACATACCAGAAAATCACGGATTCAATACCGTTGAAATAGATAAGTATATATCCGGGTTATTCATCATATCAGAAGTCAAACAAGTGATAATGCAGGGTAGTTTGGCTGCGACAACTTTACGAATATATAAAGATGGATATCTCAATAGTCTTTTCGAGTCATCATTATACAATTCTACAGGCAGAGGTACAGGATTGCAGGGTCCAGTTTAATGATCAATGACGATTTTTATGGCGACAGATTTAGGTGGTTTACAGGTGTCGTGAAAGATGTCGGTTTCGATGGCCGCGTGAGAGTTAGGATATTCGGGATCCATCATACAGAAGATATTGTCAGAGTCTCTGACGGAGATCTTCCCTGGGCTATTGTATTGTTTCCCACTACTGGCGGACAGACATCTGGGGGCAATGCTAATCATGGCCTAGTGAACGGCACTTGGGTAGCGGGATTCTTTGCTGATGGTGAAGATTCTCAACAACCGATCATCATGGGAGTAATCAATGGAGGTCAAGGTTCTGTAAATAATTCTCCTGGGGGACAAGCACCTCCAACAAAAAATTCTGATAGCGGTTTACTCATTACGCCAGATACAGGTGGGACTCCTACAGATACGACACAGACGCCATCTACGACTCAACTCACAGGTTCAGGCAATCCTCAGAAGGTATACAATTTCTTCTGGGAAAAGATCAAAGCAAGCGGAGCAGTCGGCGAAGGGGCATCTTTAAAAGCTATATGTGCTGGTATAGTCGGAAACCTCCAAGGTGAGTCTGGGCCTAGCATAGATCCTATAGCTTCTAATGGCAACACTATCGGGATAGCTCAATGGTTGGGTCCTAGAAAAGCAGAATTAGCTAGACAATGTGGATTGACAAGCATAGGAAAAAGCAATGCTCCATCTTTAGAAAAACAATTAGATTATCTTTGGTGGGAACTCACTGAAGGAGATGAGAGAGTACATTTTAAAAAATTATTAACATCTCAAAATATCGAAGATGCAACTGCTAATGCTATAATGTTCGAACGAGATGAATCTACTATCGTCCCGGGAACAGGGACTTCTAAACAAAATCCTCCTAAATCATTGGGATATTCTGACAGGAGTCACCCTGTATATAAAAACAAGTTAGCATTTGCTATAAAAGCATATTCTTCGCTCTCATATACAGGAGGTGTGTCATGAAGAACGTATCTCCTGAAGCATTATCATATTGTAAGAATTTCTTTTTCACCTTTTCTAATACTCGTAGGAATGAATCTGTAAATCTAAACAACTATGCTAGCGCAACATTCATCATAGATGTCGATGGCAGGATATATCAAGGTGCAGAAGCTAAAGAAGATGCGGCATCAGTCATTCTCATCGGCGGGACAAAGAAATTCATAAATGAGAAAGCTTTAACGGTACCTTCATATTACTACGTC